AAATTGAAACCTCTAATAGTTATAGTATCACCAATCGACGCATATGTTGCTGGATCTAGACTAGTTATTGTAGGCTTTAAACTTGAATAATTAATTGTATAATTATAAGAATTACTTTGTCCATAAGTTGTATTAACAATAACAGGAATAACACCTATAACATTTGGCAATTCTATTGTTAACTGACTATTTGAAAATACAATAGGATCACTATAAACAGTACCATTAAAATATACAGTTGTAGATTCATCTATAAAATTTGAACCATTAATAGTTACAGTTTCACCTACATATTTATTTAATGGTGATATTGAAGTAATTGTTGGAGATGAACCTCCACTACTTAAAATATAATATGCTTCTGTACCATCATCTTTACGCAACCAAATGCCTTCACTTGAACCACCAACTGTACTATCATCAAACCCCAAATATACATAACCTTTTTCAGGTATATCTACACTATCTTTATTTATTTTTTGTATTTTAATATAACTCATATTGACAGATTTTTTTCTGCCGTTATATATAAAAATTTATAATTCAAATTCTATATCTAATATTTTATTCCTTTCATAAAAAGAAACAAGTATTTTATCTGTTTTTTCATGTAATATAGTATTTGGAACACTCCAAACATTAAAATTTTTACTTAAACTAAAATCTACTATTGAATGATAAGTTTCTTTTGTTAAAGGATTTTTAAAATCAACAAAAAGTGGTGGAGTATCCTCATTATTATAGCTTATAATAATTTTATTTTTATCTTTTTCATAAGATAAAGTAATATCATTTTCATCTAATGTTATTGGCACATCATATTTATCAAAATCAAAAGGTATTGGATTTTCAATTAATTTAGAATTTATTATTCTATCTGTTATCATTTTTGGTGTTATATTAATAGAACACTCAAATTGTCGATCTGTGTTTTTATGTTCTGGACACCAGTTCCAATCGCCTCTATCAAAAAAATGTCTATTAAAACACCCATTACAAACATTATAATTATGTACATTAATATTATTACTCTGAAACTCACAAATTGGATTTGAAAAACCTGATATCATAACAACTTTTTTACCTATTGCCCAAGCTAACCAACTCAAACCAGAACCAACACCTATATAAAATTCACAATGTTTCAATTCATTTATTCTATGTTCAATTGGAAAATCCCCAGTTTTATCTATAATATTTTTCAATTTGGTTTTTTGTTTACTTATAACCATAACTTTATATCCTTGTGCATTTAACCAATCAACTATCATTTGCCAACCTTTATTACTATTTTTACATGGATATTGCCAATGTTTAGTATTTGCTGTAGAAAATTGTGCAACACAAACATATTTTTCTTCTATAGGCCTCACACCATCTGGAATTCTTATATCAGGTTTTATTTCTTTATATTCTAATCCTAATATATCACTTGCAGCTTTTTGCATTGGTTGTTTCCTATAGTCAATAGGGTTTCTATTAAAATCTATTGGTTGATACCAACCTAATGTATAACGAGCATAAAGATTTTGAACAGAATCTCCTGGTTTTATAAAAATAATATCAGAATATTTACCAATAAAAAAATTATTCCAAAAAGTTGAACAATAAATGTTACAATTGTGTTTTTTTCTAAATTCCTCAACATAAGGTATCCAAGCTAAAGTATCACCCATAGATTTACTATCAAACTGAATTAAAACATTTTTATCATTTAAGTCTATTTTATGAGCAATTAATAATTTATCATTATGTTTAATATTAATTTTATAATCTAAATAATACCTAATATTAGTTGCTCCCCATCCATTCACACCTAATGTGGTATTGTATATACTTTTATTAGTTTCATCATCTAATATTTCCACATCAAATTTTAAATCTGTGTTACCTAAAATTTCAACTTTTGCACCTTCTAAGAAACTTATATTATATTCTATATAATCATCAGGATTATCTTTAAAATCAGAATCAAAAACATCATCATATTCTTTTATCAAATCACCACCAAATGAACTATTATCGTCTTTTCTTCTAATATTAAAGTTATCCAAAATCATTTGAACATCACCATTCAAATTCATAGTCAAATATTTTACATTTTTATAAGAATCATACATATTTAAATATATTGTTAAATTATTTAAATAAACAGGCAAATTATATGATGTTGCTTCTTTAATGGCCAATGGATTAAGTTCTAATATTGATGGATGCACTACTAAATCTGACGCTTGATAAAATTTATCAACATCTTCTCTTTCACCATAAACAAAACAATTATCTAATTTATTATTTATTAAAGGTTCCCAATAATCTGCAAAATTTTCTGCTTGATTTCCAACAAAATGGAAATGTATCTTATATTCCTTTAATTTTTTTGCTATCTCAAACAAATATCCTTGATTTTTATCTCTGGTAAACAATCCAATATTTAATATATGAAAATAATCTGTTTCAAACTTAAGTTCTTCCATTGCCCAAGTCTTATTTACTTCTAATTTTTCAACTGGATATTCAACTACTGAATATGGTATATTAAATTTGCTATATTCTTGAGCTGAATATGCTGACATAAATATAAATTTATCTGGAAAATATACTTTGTTGTTAACGTCAAATGTTGAAGTGTGCGTAGTTTCAATTATTTTATAAGTTCTATCTTCTCTATATAACCAATCTGAATGCTCCTTTCTCATACCAAAGATAAATTTCTCTGGTATTTCTTCCATATGTATCAAATCTGGATTTATCTGAGTGACTATTTCTTCAAATTTATCTCGAATTTCTTCACCATCACCCCATACATTACCTAATGATATAAAATTATCTCCTAAAATTTCTATTAATTTATTTCTTTGAACAACAAATCGCCATGCAATCTGTCTATATTCTATCACATAAACTTCATTATTTGTTCGCTTTAAATATTCTACTCTTTTCAATGCAACTTGAGGACATCCTCCAGTTGAAGTATGAGGTACTATTATAAGTATTTTCATAAAATTGTTTTATTTTTTTTAAATGGTGTTAATTCAAATATCTCCCAAACCCAATCTTTTAGCTTTTCATCAACAACAATCTTATTATTAATTTTTTCAGATACATTTAATTTTTCTAATTTAAAATCAATATTATATCTATTTTCTATAAATTTTTCAAATTTATCTAATTCTGTTATATCAAATTCATAAGTACATGTTTCATTACATTTCCAATATTTTTGATTCATTAACATCATCAACGATGTAAATAATTTTGTTTTTTTTGCAGTTGAATGATTAATATCTTCTTTAACTAATTTAAAATAACACTCAAATATATCATCTTCAGATAAATATAATTTTTTTAAAAACTCAACATCAAAATTATTATAAATAAAATCATTGTCAATATTTTCAAAATTAACAATAGATGTTAATCCATCATCCAATATACACTGCCACACATGTCTAATACCACTTAACCATCTATCAAACCAATCTCTTGTAATACAAACTGACTCTTTGTGTCCAAAATAAGAATAAAGAGCATCAAGTCTTTTATGTTGATGTCTAACATATTCATCGTCAGCATATTTGATATTAAGACCTGAATTAAATAATTTACCTTCAATAGAAAAACTAGCACATCTTGGTACAGAAACCCAAATTAAATCATTATTTATCAGTATCATCAATAAATATTTTTTTTATTAATAGATTAAAAGAATCAACTTCAGGTATATCAGTAGTATCAATATCAATATAATCTTCTATTGGCTTCTCATAATCTTTAGCGAAATAATCTTCTCTACCTCTAATATTTGTTGTATGTAAATAAATTTCAACACACTCTGTTTTTTTCTTCAATTCATTTCTTATTTCAATATATGGCGAAACCATTGTAATTATAACATCAAAACCTTTTTTATATAAAAAATAAGCTATATCATGTGATTTACTAATATTCGATTCTCTACCTTTTCTACTATAATCTTTATTATTAAATATATCTCTTAAATCATCACCATCTATATGTACAACAGATAAATTTTTATTTAATTTATCAAATAACATTTTACCTATTGTCGTTTTTCCTGAACCTGGCTGTCCTGTAAATAAATATACCACACATATTAATTATTTTTTAATGATTGTAAATAAAAGGATCTCTTTTTCTTAACTCTTTAAGTATTTTTTTGCTTGACATTATATTAATTTAATTTTATTAAAATCTTTCCATATATCTTGTATATGTTTATCTAAAACCATAGATGTTCTATCCTTATAATTTAATTCAAATAAATTAATAAAATGGTTTTTATTATACTTACAAATTGAATACATTTCTTCTCTCATACTTTTTAATTCTTTAATATTATATTTTTGAAATTTTTTCAATTCATTAATAATCATATCACACCTTTTTAAATTGTCTTCTTCTTCATCATAAGATTCATCTATCCAATCACTGAATGTTTTATAACCTAATTCTTTTAAATATTTTAATGTACCCTTATTACCAAATACCATAAAAGGATGTCCAATAACTATTGGTTTCCATATTTTTTCAGATAAAAATAAACAATTTCTATTAGTAAGTGTTTCTGATATAACTGATATAAATGTTCTTTTATAATCCTCAATATCTAAATTACAAGCTAAATTATATTTGAAATCGTAATTTTCATTAATTTGAAATGGAGAATTGTTCAACATAAAATCAAATATCACTTTATTCTTATTAGGAAAATTATAATGTACACAATCACTCCAAGGCGTATTTAAGCTAACTAATCCATTATTAATTAAATTTAAACGTATCAATTCGTGCACAAAGTACAATCTATGTAATCTAGGTTGTCTATTATATGATAAATATAAATATTTATCATCAACTGGTGTGAAAGTTACTGGTGGATCATTATTCTTTTGATCATCTCCCCATATCCAAGATTCAAACATTTGCATCGGTATTAATATTATACCTAGTTTTTTAGATATGGAAATTTTATCAACAATTAAATTACCAGATATATAATACACACTACCAATAGGAAAATTTTCTTTAATTCTCCATTCTTCTATCACATCAATATCTCTATTACCGTTTGAGCCTGAGTACCCTTCATGTATCAAACTTAATACCAATTTACATCTACCGTCTCTTATATCTTTTTTATATTTTTCAGATATACAAGAAAACCCCACTTTGTAATTATCTTCAAAAAAAGATGGAGCATAAATATTTATCAAATATATATGATTAATATTATTAACTTCTTCTATTGGTAAAAAATTTATAATGTTATTAAAATATGGTGGTATTACAGTATTTTCTATTGCATTTTTATCAAAAATATCACCATCCTCTGTAAATAAATTCCAATCACCCCACATTGTTGGTATTCTAACTTTTTTTAATTCTTTCAAATACCAAGTTTTAGATGAACCATTAGGTCTATAATAATCAAGAATAGAATCCCACTCTTCTAAACTACCAATAATATTTTTATTTTTATCCATTTTTTATATCTGGTTTATATTCTCCAACTTCATAATGAGTTATTCTACCATCAGAAATGTTAACATCTTTTATACTTTCATCTACAATTATTGAATCATACCATTCTGATAATTCTGGAAAAGTATCTTTGAAATTTTTACCTCTACGTTTATCATACTGCTCATAAAAACTTTTGAAATCATGAAACTGTAATTCCTTATCAAGTTCTGTTGTATGATGTCCACTATCAACAACTTCAATATAATCTAACAACCTTTCAATCTGAGCTTTTTCAAATACACTAAATAATTCACTTTCTTTGTTTTTATTATACCATATTTTTAATTTTAGATGTAATTTTTGTTTAATATTATCTGGTAATGTTAAAGGTGACATAAAGGCAGGCCATCTTAATATATTAAAATCTACATTAGGTCTATTCCCACCATATTTTTTCTTTAACACTATCATATCATCTAAAAATTCTGTTATACTAAACAAACACAAACTATTGATAGTCATCATTATAGTTAATGATCTAAATTTAGCATTTTCAATAAATCTAACCATATTTGCTCTCCAGTCTTCGTATATTAATCCATCCCTAATATATTCAGCATGTTTACCATATGATTCATTACTAGTATATAAATCAAATTCCATAATTGGCAATTCATGTGAGACATTAATTAATTTATCTAACATTTTTTCTGACACACCTAAATTAGAATTTATTGCTAATCTTAATTTATCTGAAGGATATTTTTTCATTAAATCAATAAATTCCCAAAAATTTGGACTTTGAACTGGTTCACCACCAGTTATTCTAATTTCATCTAATGTTTGTGATAATTCAGGATACCATTTAAAAAACGCTTCTACATATGGATTTGTTGTATTTTTTTTACCAAACGCTTCAGCCCAAGCACCATCACTATGATATGCACCTGCACTTGTTGTTTTAAATTTTTGATATGGTCCATTTTTAGATATATCCTGTCCCCATTTAGTACTATAACCAGCATTACAATAACTACAAGCAAAATTACACACTCTATCAAAACTAACTTCAATTGTTTTTGGTAAAACATCTTGGTCGTGTGTCAATGTTTTAAGATTTTCTATGTCATTATCACTAAAAATTCTACTTTTATATACTCTATCAGAAACATCATCTCTTCCAATATCCTCTATCTTCCAACAATAAGAACATTCTGCTGGTCTTTTACCTTCTATCATCATTTTTCTCATCAGCTTTTTATGTTCTGTATTATGTAATGCTGACGGATTATCCATCACCTCCATCATATCTATTGGATGAGGTAATGGTAAATGACACGAATTATTATATCCATGTCCTAAATGTAAACTCACATTATACCATTTAGCTGCACAAAAACCTTTACCAATAGTGTTTAAATGTTCATCTCTCCATTTTATTAAATCTTCTTGCATATAATTAAATTTTATTAATAAAGTTACAATTTTCAGTTAAATCAAAACTTTTATTATATATATAACAACTAAAGTCATGCTCACATATTAAAACATCACTCTTCATTATTTTTAATCTATATAATATTAAGGACATATAATTCAAATTAAAATTATTTTTAGGAAAATTACCTGAACCAAAAATAATATGTGAATTATCATCTCCTTTTAATTTATTATCCAATAAAACATTAAATAATAACATATCATTAATTTCATATTTTAATATTGATTTTTTTTTAGTTATTTTTAAAATATATCTAGTATTTATTTTCCAATTATAATCTAAATAAACATATTCTGACTCACCATCATCTGTTGTATAAATTAAAGTTAAACCATATTCTTCAATATCAACACCAAAATAAGATGGCAATTTGCAAAAAAGAGTACTTTTCTTATTTATTTTTTCATCTAACTCAAACTCTAAAAGAAATGAATAATCACCGTCAAAATCAAATATTTTATTAGCTGGAAATTCTATAAAGTTCTCAACTAAACTATTAGGCCACATTATCCATGGTCCACCTTTATTTATTTTTAACATTCTCATACATTCTTTTTAATTCAGGAAAAACTTTTATAAAATTTGTACCTCTTCTTTTATCATATTCATCTATAAATTTAACAAAATCATTTCTATTCAAATTAACATCAAATGAATTATCATTTGACATTGAATAATCATACAACCTTTTTATTTTTTGTACTTCAGTATTAGAAAATCCATAATTTTTATGATTAAATTCTAGAGTTGCATAATAAAATGCTTTTTTTGCACTATCTAATATCATCTTTTTATGCTCATCATCTAATATTTTAACTGACAAATGTTTAGGCCATCTTACATATGATGTATCTAACTGAACAGCAGATGTCCAATACCTTTGATCATTTTTATACTCTTTTTTTAACTCAAATACCTTATCTATAAGTTTATCATAACCAAATGGTGACATAACATTAAACGTTGCCATTATATTGACTGTCACTTTTGGTAATTCTTGTAATATAAATTCTATATTTTTCATAAATTCATTAAAATTCATACCATATCTTAAATACTCAGATTGTTCTCCCCAAGATTCACAAGAAGTAAAAATAATTAACTCATTCACTAAATCATTATCAATTATTTTTTTACACTTATCCACTAACTTTTTAATGATATCTTTAGAAACACTTAAATTTGTATTTATAGATAAATTAAGATTTCTATTAGGTGTTTTTGTTTCCAAAATGAAATCCAATATTTTCCAAGTATCTTTTGATAATAATGGCTCACCTCCAGTAATTCTAAACGTGTGTAAATTATCATACAACTCTGGCCACCACTCCCAGAAAGCATTCACGTAAGGATTATCATCATCGTTATCAAATGGCATTTGATCATTTTTTTCAATCCAATCTAAATCATTAAAATTTGTTGATGTTGGATATGCACCAAACATTTTCATTTCCTCTACCCATTTGGAAGAAAAAATTGGACCACAATATGCACATTTTAAATTGCAAACATTTGAAAAATTAACTTCAACATATTTAGGATTATAATCATTATCCCAACTTAAATTTTTTATCTCATCAAAATATGGCAACGACCAAGGCTCTGAACTTTTAAAAATTCTATCAGAAAAAGAGTTAGAATTTTCTTCTATTTTCCAACAATAATTACATTCTTTAGGTTTTTTACCTCTTAACATATCTCTTCTTTGCTTCTTCTTAAATCTTGAATTATGTAAAGCAGTATGATTATTATCTAATTCCCTAAGAGATATTTTATGTGGTGATGGATGGTGACAAGAATGTGTCAATCCATTATTTAAATGCATTGTTACTTGCGTCCATTTTGCTAAACAAAAGCCACAACCAACATTATCTAAATCATTTTTAACATTTTTTAACATAATTAACCATTATTTCCCACTTTTATATAATTTATACTTTCGTCAGTTATATCTAAATATCTCCACACATCTATAACTGTTGATCCTTCAGGGAATTTAAAATTTTTAAATTCTTGATGTTTTGTAGATATAAAATATGTACCCTTCACAAACTCTATTTTGTCTGAATCTACCCAAGGATCCCAATGTTGAACTACAATTCCTCTTTCTTCTAATATATTTTTTAAAAGTATGGCTGGCGAACCAACTGTTAAATTAGTTTCTTCTTTAAATGTTTTACCTAAAATGTAATATGGACCATCATGTTCTTCTATTATGTCAGCCAAAAATTCAGTTTGATCTTCTCTTGCTGTCATAATGTCATTAAAAAAATTATGAGACAAATTTAATTTATCTGCTAACCAACTCATAGCAATATTGTCGCGTGGGTGACAATTATGAATTACAATACCAGTATCGTCATCTAAATAAAATTGATCATCTTTTATTTCATGATATGGTTCTATTTCCAAATTATACACATCACCTTCATAATGTGATATTCCTACTTTAACAATTTTATCTTTCATACTTTTATATTTAATTTATTTAAATCTTTTTTAAATAATATTTTAATATTGCTATTATCTTTTTGTAAAATTTCAAATTTGCGTTCTTGACCTATATAAGTAAAGGTTGATTTTATATCAATATATTCGTCCCAATCATATACAAAAAAATCAGGATAATAATTTCTACTATTATTTTCATCATCAATGTATGGTATTCTACCTCTATGACATTCAAATTTCATATTATTTTCATCTAGCCATTTTATAAATTTCAATTCCCAAGTTCCTTGCACTTTATATACTTTACCATTAGAATGTGTATAATCATACCATAAACATTTCCAAGCATTATTCACACCAATAAATTTACCTTCTTCCCATGCTCGTTTAGTACCATCTGAATACTTTTTTCTTTCTTTTTCTGTCATCCTTTCTGATCTAGTCTTACCTACCTTATTTCTAGTTTCTATATTTTTCATTGGATTTTTATCTCCTGATATATCTTTTATACTCTTTATAAGATTAGACATCTTTTTTCTTTTTTCTTCTGATTCCCATACTTTTTTTAAACCAATTATCATTTTTTCAACCTTATCAGGTCTATTATTTAATATTGGTCTCCAGCACACATTACAATAATCTTTATCAAATAATTCATATTTTTTCATTTTATTATAATGTCTTAATGTTCTATCATGTATTTCACCACATTTATCACATTTTAATTGAATCATTTTTTCATTTCTAACACAATCGCCTCTTTTTTTACATTTATCTTTTCTTTTTCTTCTAAATTCTTTTAATATCATTTGTATGCTTTTTATTTCTATATATAAAAATAGAAAAATAGAAAACAACCATCATCATAACACGAACAATTTATCACCTTCTTCTATTTCACAAACTCTAATTAATATTCTTTTATTCGATCTATCAACAGGTATTATTTGATCTGATGTTAATATAATTTTTTTATTTGATTTGGTAGTTAAAGTATAGAGATCACCATTAAATTTTCTTTTTTTGACATCTGCAATTTTTTTCTTTTGTTTTGTATTACAAGTATAATTTGCAGAATCTACTAAAAATATTTTATCATTATTATGAAAAGTATTATAAAAATCACCTATCTGAACAAATTCATCATTGACATTTATATTAAAATCATACAATACACATCCACCACCATCACCCATACCGCCACTTA